AGTTCATCAAAGTCGGCTTCATCTGCTTCAATGAAGGTCTGCCGTTGAAGGTGTGGGAAGACTGGGCGAAGCAGTGTCCCAGAAACAAGAAAGGTGATTGTGCTGGACATTGGAAAGGGTTCAGCAAAGGCAAACTCACTCAAGCGACACTCTGGAAGTGGCTGAAAGAGGACAACATCGCCCTCTTCAACGAACTGCGCCCTCGGCGCACGGACTTCTGGACGCTGATTGCGAGTGTCAATCACGCAGAGACGGCACGGTATTTCTACAATATCAAGCCCGATGCCTACGCATATCACGAAAGCCTCGGCTGGTTTCAACTGCTTCCCACGGGAGCGTGGAAGCACTACCAAAAAGCGCCGAGCGGTCTGATGACCGACATCTGGATGACGCTCAAGAAGGTCAATAAGGAACACTTTGATTTGCTGGACCCAGCCAACGAGGCGGACAGAGACAAGGCGAAAATGTGTGGGATATTCGCCAAAGCGATTGGGACGAAGGGTTTCGTGGATGGCGTGGTCGCATTCTTACCCGACAACTACAACGACGACAAACTGGACAAGAAGATGGACGAAAGCCGCCATTTGTTCGCATTCCAGAACAAAGTGGTAGATTTGGAGAAAGGCTGCGAAGTGCGGGACATCCGACCCGACGACTATGTGTGCCTCCACACGGGATACGATTATCCCGTCAAATCCAATCCAGAGGTCCGCCGTGAGATACGGGACTGGTTGTTCAGCATGTGGGAAGACTGGGAAGTCGTAGATTATGTGGTTGCCGTTCTCGCACGGCAGCTACACGGCACAAAGACGCTTCAAGAGTTCTATGTCTGGACTGGTCGTGGTGGAAACGGCAAAGGTATCCTCACGAAAATCATCAAACTGGCGTTCGGAGATTACTACGAGACGATTGCCCACAACTGTCTCACCAAGAAATCCGACAAGAAGAACGACACCAACTCTGATATTACGAGAGCAAAGGGTAAGCGGTTCGCTCAAGCCCAAGAGCCAGAAGCCGACGACAAACTCCAAGTCGCAGCAATCAAGGAACTCACGGGGGATGATGAGATTTCCGTCCGTAGATTGTATAAAGACAATATCACCTTCACTCCGCAGTTCGGCTTATTTCTTCAGTGTAATACCATTCCCAAGCTCAGCGCACTGGATGGAGGTATGAAACGGCGCATGGTGATTGTCTATTTCCCATTCCAGTTCGTGGATACCCCACACGAGACACACCACCGCAAGAGAAACTACGACCTCGCAGACAAGTTCAAAAAATCTACCGATTGGCGTGATGAGTTCATGCTGATGTTGCTTGATGTCTATAAGACAACGGAGACACTGGTGAAGCCGAAGTTCATCACGGATTACACCGACGATTACATGGAGGAGAACGATGCCGTGCGTTCGTGGCTAAGGGAGAACTACACGACCAACTGCGACATGAACGACAAGCACTACATACTTCCCGCCGAGGAGTTGCGCAAGGAGTTCATTGCGGAGACGAATACTCCGCCGATGGAGATGTCTGCCGCCAAGTTCAAGACGCTGATGGAGATGAACGGCGTTCCACAGAAGCGTATGAGCAACCACTTCACTGGATTTGAGTGGAGCACTATGGAGAAAGCGTGGATTGAGACACCGAGACGGGCGGGTTCTTACTATCTGGGTATTCGGATGAAGGAGGCAGAGGCGGTATAAGATAGGTAAGATAGCAAAATCGGAAACTTTCTCACGAGGACCATTTTTTATTGGATTGGAAAGTTTCCGATTTACCTATCTTGCCTATCTTATTCAAAAATATGTCATTAATATATAGACGATGCCCTATAAACTACGGAAAGCACCAAACCGAGACCTATATTGGGTTGTGAGTAAAGACACGGGGTTGAAGCACTCCAAAGAACCTCTCCCGAAAGAGAGAGCAATAGCTCAAATGAAAGCGTTGTATGTGAATGTCCCAGAGGCTCGTGGTGGCGGACCCATACCCGAACGGAATATCCTACAACAAATCGCAAAACAATCCTACCAAAGTGATGCTGCGAAGCGTATTGGGCAGTTTGAACTGGTTCGGGCAACACCGACTCTGAAGTTCTATAAAGACAACGGAAACACGATTATCGTGGGAATCCGTGGAACGGTCCCAACCGATTTTGAAGATGTGAAGGCAGACGGATTGATTGGGGTTGGGCAACTGGAGAGTTCCAACCGATACACCCACGATTTGAGCACTCTCCAGCAGTTTCAGACGGAGTTTCCACCTTCAGAATACGATTATTATGGCGTGGGGCACTCATTAGGCGGTGCGATACTGGATTCGTTTTTGAAGCGTGGATTGCTCAAGAATGGCGTGTCCTACAATCCCGCCGTTCAGCCACAAGACTTTCTGAACACATCACTTCCCAATCAGCGGGTGTATATGGAAAGCGACCCTTTGTATGCGATTATGGGACGCAATCTCAGACGAAAACCCGAGACCCGTGCGCCACGCAAGAAATCGTGGTGGGAGAGAGCACTCGGATATATTCCGAATATCGCAACGAAAGCGGCGTTGAAAGGGTATGACCTATACCAATCGCATATGTTAGACCAGTTTCAAGGCGGTGCGAGTCCGCACGGCAAATTTGAAACGCAGCTGCGTAAGAACGGTATTGAACCTTCGTCGTATCTCAAAGAGGCACAACGGAGAGCCAAGGAGGCTGGACTTCCTTACAAGTTATTAGGATTTGCGTCCGACGGCATACATAAACTGGCTATCCCAGATGCGGAGGGGCGGATGATACTGTTCGGGCGAGTGGGATATGGAGACCATCTAATCTATACTCGTTTGGAGGCGGCTCAAAAAGTTCCGAGCGGGACTGCGGACGCAAAGAAGAACACATTCCACAAATCTCATGAGAAGATACGGGGAGATTGGAAGAAGAACCCGTTTTCTCCAAACAGTCTGGCGTTGAATATTCTGTGGTGAGTTTCTTCACACCATACCATTTTTCACAGAACACACAAGTAATCATTGGTGTGTTGTGGATACACGAAATATCTTTGGGTAATGTGAATGTAGCAATTCCATCACCGAAAGTTCCGCTCCAAGTTCGTTGGACAGAGATACACGAGGTCTGTTCCGTAGGGCCATTACATCCTTTCGCTGCCGCAAGTGTATTTGAGACCGTTGGACCCGAATACAGATGTTGAATAGTTGCGATATGAGGAGTCGGGTCGGACATCTTTATTGTATAGGAGGAAGTTTTTTATTAAGCGAAAAGAACCTCATAGTCGTAGATTGCCCCCGCCGTCCCCGTGAAGGTGAAGGATACATTGGGCACAACGGTTACTGCTGCTGGAGGAACAATAGGGTTATATGTAGCGGCATTGTTGCCTACAAGCATAAAACGGATTTCAGCCGCAGCGGGAATACCCACACACGGGACGGCTTGGTTGGCGGCACCCGTCGCAGTTACCGTCCCCGTAAAAGGAGCAGCAAAGTTGAAGGGAACACACTGGTTCGTTCGGACTACGGGTTGGGACGCAACACCACCAGCGATGGATGCGGGATAGGCATCAATATACTGTTGGACGGCGGGGGTAGCCTCTAAGGGGTCAAAGTAGCCGAAGAGCTGGAGATGCCCAGCAACGAGACCGCCACCCGTTTGGTCAGCCCCATAGAGGGTAAATTGAGTCGGATTTGTAGCACCAGCAACGGGTGGTGCTACATCTACGAGAGCGATAGACCCAGTAAAAGTGGAACCTTGTGCCGAACTACCCCCAGCCCGAATGGGACCACTGGTAGTGATACCACGAGCACCAGCAAGGACACCACCCGCATAAATCTGACTGTTGGATTCTTGGTTGAGAACTACAGAAGCCATCTGGTATTATACCTTATAACAATATTTTTTTGGTGGCGAAGATATTTCGGAGGTTCGGGGTTTTACATAAGTCGGGCGGACAGACCACGCCGACGACCAGCACCCGTTCCCGCACCCGTTCCAGCACCCGTGCCGTAGCCTACTGCCGAAGCGAGTCCCTTGATGGAGCCGAGTGCTCCACTGTCTGGGAGTATATCCTTGACTGCCGAAAGCATCGGCTTCGTCTGCTGATACACATCCTTCGCTTTGGAGAGGATGTTCGCAAGGGAACCGAACATACCCGCCCCGCCCACATAGCGTGAGAGCATATCCCGTGTGCCCATCGGGGCAAGGGGAGCGGAGATAATGTCTTGCTCGGAGAGCACACCCTTGATGATACGGGATGAACCACGGATGGACTCAAAGAAGCCAGAGTTCGCCGTAATCACGAATAACTGGACACCGTTCAGTGTCGCTGGAGAGGTGTTCTTCACTTGGAGATTGAACTGGAAGGTGAAGTTTCCTACGAGCGACGGGGCTTGACCCGTTTGTAGAGTAATGTCTTGGCTGGGCTTGAGAACCAGCAGACCACCGACCAGAGGGACACGACCACAAGCGCCTCCCGCACCTTGCTGCTGGTTCGTTCCACCCATAGTGCCGTTCTGGAGAGCATTACCCACATGTGCGAAACCCGCCCAAGTGTTCCAGTCCATATCCAGACCGTTCTTCACGGACATAGAATACAACTGCTCCGAGGTCTGGCTGGACAACAGACCAGCAAAATTGTCAAAATTGATTGATAGTGGGGCTGAGACACCGTCCGCACTCGTCGCAACGGGCAGATAGTAATCACCTTGCGTAGGTGTGAGGGAAGAGGCACTCGGCTTGACATAGATGATGAAAAGGTCGGGAATCTGCGGGAGCGTGATTGTCTGCGACTGGAGCTGGACGACTTGACCCGCTTGGATGGACCCACCTTGATACTGGGTGATGTAGCGGGGAAACTCCATGTAGGGCACTACGCTCTTGGGCGGCAGTGGGACATCAAGGCTGGGAGTCAGAAACTGGACATTCACACGAGAGTTGCTGAATGCCCCAGATGATGAGGTAGCGTTATACACGGGAGCCGTGAGAGAGCAACCGAACCGAGTCGTGCTGCGCACGATACGAGCTGGGGATTGTAAGTTCATAATCAGCTGGATGTTGTTGATGCCGAACAGACCCGTGTCCCACTCATGACAGTCCGAAAACACGAACGGGGAGAGCACGAGTTTCTCCGTAGAGCCCCATCGGAAGTAGAGAGGGAGCGGGGTGCCGACCACGGGTCCATCATCTGTCCAAGCGGGTTCCACTGGAGCCGTCCCCACTACGGGAGCGGCGGCAGTCCAGATGTGTCCGTCAAAGGTAACAAGAGAACCAACGGGGTAAGTTCGGGCGGGGTCCCACTCATTCGGAACACAAGGCTGACCGTTGAGAGATACATACAACGCACCAGCGTAAGCGGGAGTCCAAGTAGAAGCTGGAATCACAGAGGGAGCGGGTAGAGCATTGCCTTGCGGGTCCGTGTAGATTACATTGAGGAAAGCGCCGTTCGGGGTCTCGGCGTAGTCCGTCTGGCTCTCATACCCCGCCAGAGGGTTATTCACCGCACCCGCAGCATCGTCGTAGGACTGATACTTATCCAACATCGTCGGGCATGTCCGCTGGAGTCGGTTCTTCTTGTAATCCGTCAGACGGAGAACCTCCTTCAGAACATCTTGGGAGTTAATGACGCTCGTGGTGTCATTGATAGTCGCCGTGAGGGTTGAGCAGAGAGAGTTGAGCGGGAACGCCGTGAGGGCACAATCACGACCCCACTGAGCGATAGGGGCAGTTCCAAACGGCTGCGAGGTCAGAGTCGCCGTCATTGACATATACACCGTGCTGGACCACTCTAACGCCCTATCAACATAAACATTCTCTGACGGAACATAAATGTTGTAAGTGTGCTGGGACTGGGTTGCTGCGATGGCGTTGAACGGAGCGTTCGTGAGAGAGAGAGCTCCCTTCTCCACCGCATACTTGGGGCGAGACTGGACGATGCGACTGTCAAACACGGCGAGTTTCTCAATGTCGGCACTCATCTGGTATTATACCTTATAACAATATTTTTTTGGTGGCGGAGATATTTCTCAAACTTGCCGAAGAAGACGGAAAGGTTCAGATTGTTCGGGGGAGTTCAAATCACTCAATACTTGGGCTGAGGGCATCCAGCGTCCTTGTGTTTGAACATTACCTTGATGCTCACGGATGACAAGTTGAACATATTGATTGGGTAGAGTTGATTGTCCAGACGGTTCTTCCAGAAGACTTGGATGTCTATGTTGCGAATATCTTGCTTGGACGATGAGAAGTCGGAGAGCCGATACTCGGCCGACGGAGCGTAGTAGATGAAGCGGCGGTAAGAGTCTGCGTTGCCGACCGAAGTGTCCAGAGCAATGTCCGTGATGATAGGCTGGAAAGCCGACTGGACAGTGGCTTGAGTGAAGCCCAAGTTTCCAGCACCAAGAACAACGGGGGCTCCCGTAGCCTCTGATTTCACGGGCAACAGAGTGGATGTGAAAACGATAGAACTGACGGGCGACCAGAGAGAGTCCGTAGAGGAATAGTCTTGCTGCGCAATGTAGAAGACCCGTTCAAGCATATTCGGTAAGAGTGGGACTCCCGTCAGCCCGACGGGG